TGCTCGAAGCCGATCGCGTCGCGGTGACGGATCGCGCCGCTGCCGCCGATGTAGTGGCGGCAGGAAGTGCCGACGGTCTCGTCCATGAAGGCCGAGAACTCCAGGTCGAACTGGATCGCGTCCGACGCGGCCCACTTCTCGTCCGGCAGGGAGGAGAGCTTGACGCGCGGGTAGCAACGTCCGATCAGCCACTCGTCGGCGGCGGGTCCGTCAGCCATGACCAGCAGGAGACGGTACTCATCGAGAGCCGGGATCGCGGCCTCGTCGAAGGTGATCTCGCCAGTGGTCTTAGATGCCTTGGTCTGCGACAGGTCGATACCGTAGACGAGCTGCTGGATCGTCTTGCGGACCGGCTCCAGGACCGTGAGCTTGACCGACTTGGGCGCGCCGGTCAGGTCGGACCTGACCGCCTCCGCGTAACCGAGCGCGGGCACCTCCTCGTTCTTCGCGTCGGCGGAGAAGGTAATGCCGTCGGTCGTAATCAGACCGAGGGGCATGAAGTCAGCGGGGATCTCCTTGAGAGCGCCGCCAGCGTCGGTGATTGACGCCGGGACTGCCGTCGTCATCGGGGCCAGGAACGCGAGCGCGTTCAAGCCCTTACGCACGTTGGTCGTACGGTTGTGCTTCTTCTTGATGGCTTCGATGGTTGTCATGCGAGCCTTCCCTTCATGTCAGTTGATGTCATTCTGAGATTGGCCTGTGCGTGACCGCCGCCGTCATATGAACGACCTCGACAGCCTCGTAATAAGGCTGCACGCCCAGGATTGATTCGACCTCTGCCTCATCTACCCAGCCGGACGCACCGACGACCGGACGGACGGCGAGCGCCCCCTCGATCTGGTCCGCGAGCGCGGCGGCTCCGACTTCGGCTGGTGAGGCCGGTGTCTTTGCGTAGATGGAAACGGAGATCGTGTCGTCTCGTTCGTATTCCCCCGGCTGGGTTTGTATGAGCGAGACGTGTGCGAGTGGCAGTGGCCCGTCGGTGAATCCGGGTTGCAGGACTCGCGCGGTTGGGATGCCGGTCGCCGCGGTGATCGCATCGCGGATGACCTGGACTGCGGAGGTGTATGTCATTTGCGGCGCTTCCTCTTAGACTTCGAGCCGATTAGTTTGCCGAGCGTGTGTGCCCCGGGGATTGGGTTCCCGGCTTTGCTTCGGTGGCCGAATTCCACCGCGAGCGCGTGGCGTGCATCGTTGTAGACTCTTCCGATGTCGCGTACAGGCCCGCCTTGGTAGAGCGGGGCTTTCGTCGTTTCGGCTTTGTAGGAGTCTGCGAGGTGCCCGCCTTTGTCCGATGAGCCGCGAGGTGCGGCGGCGGCTGCTGCTGCTCTGAGCTGCTCAGCTTCCTTGAGGAGTGCTGGCGCGAGGGCTCCGCTGCGCAGGAAAGCGTCGATCGCTTGCGTATCGCGCTTGAAGCCGCCCACGTCGTCACCTCCGCTTGATCGTCACGGACACTCCGCGCGGCCAGGGCGAGGGGTTGGACTCTACCTGCCATTTACCGCTGAGGGGGTGTCCCTCTGGGATCGTTACTTGGTCGCCGACCTCGAAGAGAGCGCCGGGAGGTGCGTAGATCGTCGCCTGTTCGTCGGGTTGCTCTGATGTTGGCGAGGTCAGCAGCCCCGGGACGGTGAAGGTTCCCGGGGCGACGAGACAGCCGCCAATCATGAGCTGACCTATTGTCTTGACCAGGTATCCGTCAGCGTCCCGTCGCACCTTCCCATCAACTTGGATCGGCGTTCGCCACTTCTGCATCATCAGGATTCCTCCCGTGATGCGAGGAGGTCGATCTCGAGTGCGCGGCCACGGCCTGCACCGAAAGCCCGGCGCTCAGCCTTGGTCAGGTAGAGGTCGCCCGATGGGTTCGCGAACGTGAGCTGCTGCGAGAACGGGCCGGTCGTCTCCGTTGCAGCCGAGATGCCCGTGAGGCCTTCATCAGCGAACGGCGCTGTCATCGCGCGCTTGACGATCCCGCAGATGACCCGGATGCGAGTGCCCGAACTGGTGGCACTCCAGTTCGGGCACTCGTCCATCACGAGCGTCTGCGCGTCCTCGATGAGCATGCTCACGCGTGCTTTTTCAGCGTCGGTCAGCGGGCGCCAGCGGGCCTCCAGGTCTCCTGGTGTAGCCCACGGTTCCACGTCAGGCAGCTTCCTTGACGAGCGCGAAGCGGTCGGTGAAAACGTACCAGGCGTACACGGTCTCCAGGCGCAGAGCCACCTGGTTCTTACGCTTGAGGTCGCCCTGTCCGTCCGGGTCGCCGAACTGGATCAGCTCGACGGGTAGCTGACGCTGGATACCCCAGCGGATGCCGTTCATGAAGTCACCGACGATCGCGCGGACCTTGGTGTCGGTCGCCTCGGGGGTCGCGGAAACGGTGTTGCCCTGCGCGACCGGGACACTGCCGAACTCGGTGACGTTCGTACCAAAGCCCAGCTGCGGGTAGCGCTGATCGGAGGTTTCGCCCGCGCCGTCCTTACGGCGCAGCTCCGACAGTGCCCAGGAGAACTTCGGGTCGAAGGCGGCGCCCGTGACCTGCGCCGGGTTCACGCCGTTCACGACCTGGCCGACAGCCGCGCGGAAGGCGGCATCCGCCTCAGCGGTCTTGCCCTTCATCTCGACGACCTTCGTCGACGCAGCCGCGAAGTTCGTCCAGGACGCGATCTTCGTGCCCGACAGAGGGTTAATCGCGTGGTAGAGACCGAGATCGAGGGCGCGAGACAGCGCATCAGCGCCGGCCTGCGCGAGCTCGTCGAGGACACCAAGCTGATGATCCTCGTCCGCCCACATGACCTCCTGATTGAAACGCATGGTGACCTGCGCCTTGTGGGGCACGGTAGACACAGACGAGAACGATCCAGTGGTCGAGGACTTGTCGGCGCCCTCTTCGACGAACTCCGCCTTCGGCAGGTCGCCGAACACGACGATGTCCTCCTTGCCGAAGCGCATCGGCTTCCGCTGAGACAGCAGCGCGACGGTAGACAGGGACTGCGTCTTCTTGACCATGCCGTCCGCAATCTCGCGGGGCATCAGCACGGACGTATTGGTTGTGTTGAAAATAGCCACAGTTGGCTCCTTCCGAGAAATGAGAGATTATTTCGAGCCGAACAGCTCCTGCGCGAAAGCGCGTCGAGCCGAATCAGCGTCGGAGACACTCGGGGTTGCCCCCTGCGTCGGGATCACAGGCACCGAAGGCCGCGCCTTCAACGCCTCCGCGAGCGCGGATGCGTGTGCGGCCAGTTCGTCCTTGGTCGAGCCGCGCAGCAGGTCGGCGGGGACTCCGACTTCCTGTGCGACGTCATTGCGGATCTTGTCGAGCGCGGCCTGCGCGTCGATCTGCGAGAGGCGCGCCTCGGCTTCGGCGAGCTTGCTCGCTGCGGCCTTGAGGTCGTCATAGTCGGCGAACTTTTCGCGCTCGCGAGCCAGTCGCGCGCCGATGACCTTGTCCAGTTCCTCCTGCGTCGTGATCGGCGTGAAGGCGTGACGGTCAGTGCTCGGGGCCGGGGCCTGGGTATCGGTCGCTTCCGTTGCGGTGGCTTCGGTGGTGTCGGTGTTGGTGTCGGTGGTGTGCATGGTGTCTCCTGGTGTCCGTACTTGTGTGGCGCCCGTCGGCGCTCATGGTTCCGCGATTTGCCCCTCGCGTAGGGGAAACTCAGCGGCCGTCAGATGCTTTTTCTGTCGGCGTTTTGCGACCGCCGGATCGCTTGCGCGTGTCCTCCTCGAACTCTCCGGCGTCGTACCGCTTCTTGATCGCCTCGGGGTCATAGCCCGCGATGTTTGCGGGCTTGCTGGCCCATGAGGGGACGACCTGGCAGTCGCAGTGCGCGTGGTATCGGTCGAACGCGCCGGCGGACTTTTCCGATGCGTAGATCCATCCGCGAGACGCGAGCATCATGCAGAACGAGCAGGTGACTGCTCCGGTCGGGACGCGGGCGAAGCGGACCTTCGCGGGATCCTTCGCCGCGGCGTCTGATACCGTCTGCCGAGCTGAGTTTTTCACCCAGCTCTCCGTCGATTCAGACAGCGCCTCCAGCGAGGCCTCAGCGTCTCCGGTGCTCGCCAGTGGGTTTAGGGCGCTGCGGATCCTTGCATGCACCGCCTCGATACGAGGCAACGGCGCGGGCTTCGGCGTGTAATCGCCGCGAGCGCCGGCAGCTCGTCGCAGGCGTTCGTACCACTCGACGGCGAGTTGCCCGCCGACGTTGCCGTATGCCTGCACGAGCTGAGGGAGGAAGTCGTCCAGTGCTTCGCGGCATGCGACGACGTCGGTCGTGTCGAGCGTTTTCCAGAAGCGCTCAAGGTCGCGTCTCGCGAGGCGTGCGCATTGCTTCTGGGCTTTGGCGAACCGCGTGATCTCTTTCCTGGTTCTTGACACGCGGTTCGCCTCTTCCCGTTACTTTGCTTCGAGCTTGTCTGCGTCTGCTTCGGGCATGCGCAGGGATACGGGGACAGCGCCGGTAAAGCGCAGGTCGTCGAGGCCGAGCCTCAGCGCCGCGTCTTGCGGCTCGATGCCTGCGCGGATCGCGACGCCGAGCGCGTCGAACTTGGCTTTCAGCGCGACGGGATCCTCAGTTCCCCCCCGCTTCCTGCGTCTGCTGTTCGGGAGCGGCGGGCGATTCGAGGGTGCCGGCGCCGGCGAGACGTTCGAGGAGCGACGCGGCCTTGCCGGGCGCGTTCTCCGCTCGGACCTGCTCGATCTCCGCCTGCGTGAAGCCCGCGCGGCGCAGGCCGACTGTCGTCGTCGCGACGTCCGGCAGCGCGGATGCGATCTTCGCGATCACGTCCGCGCTTGCCTGCGGGCTCACGTAGCGGGTCGGCGTGTAGTTGATCGCCATATCCCACGATTCCTCGGGCGGGGCCGTGAGTCGGTCGCGGATCATGAGGACGTCTTGGAGGAGGCGACGCAGCGCTGGCGTGAAGATACGCCACTGGTAGTCGGCCTCGTCGGACAGCTGGTACTCAGCGGCCTGCATGGCCTCCGCCGACGCCGGGTTATCGCCGAAGATACCGACCGTGCTCATCGGCAAGTTCGTCGCGGCGCAGAAGTTCTGCGCGAGCTGACGATACATCGCGAGATGAGGTTCCATCGACAGCTGCGTGAACTGGCCGACCGACGGCGTTGCACCTTCCTCATTGACCGTGAGAGCGAGCAGACGGCCCGTGATCGCCGACCACCGCTCCATACCTGTAAACGCATCCTCGGACGCGCCGAGGACGTACCGCTGCGGGCTGGAGAAGAATTCAGCGCCCGTCTCGGCGCGCATCAGCGTGCGCACCGCCGCGTCCGTCAGGTACCGGACCTCGGTCGTAATCCGCGAGCGCCCGAACGGTCGTCCGAGCTGCGGGTCATAGACCAGCGGCTCGACGAGCACGCGGCCCGTCGGGTTCTCCATCCGCTCAAGGTGCCAGGCCGCAGAGCCGGGCTGGCGAGAGAAATGAATGATGAATGAGCGCGTGTACATCGTCGCGCCCGTGATCGTGTTCTCGTACTGCTCCGTGCCCTCAGCGGTCGAGGCCTCTAGAGCGAGCGCTGCCTCCAGCGTGCGCGTGCGCTGATCCCACAGGGCCGTTGTCCACTTCGCGTCGCGCGCCTGGATCATGACGGGCGGCTCGCCGCGCGTCACGTCACCAGCTGCGACAGTCAGGAACGAGACCGAGTGCTTGTACGCGCTGGTGATCGCCTGCGCGAGCTCCGTCTCGAATTCATTGCGCGCGAGAAGCCCGGCCAGGTCGTAGGTGTCGGTCAGACCACCGACGGTGTAGCCCTCGAAAACGTGCTTCCGTGCGAGGGCTTGCACGGCCTTCTGGGGCCAGCCGAGAGCGGCGCGCGTGCGCTGCATCTGCGGCGGGATAGAGATGCCGAGATCCTGGAAGGCTCGATGCCCCTCGTAGTACACGTCGAGCAGCGCGTTCTTCGACTGCTTCGCCGTGATCCGATCCTGCATGAGGCGCAGCTGGCTCTTCTCAGTTTCAGTCAGCCCCGGCAGCGCCGGGATCCTCGTCAGACTCAAAGGACGATCGCCCTCCTTCCGGTTTTCCCTTTAGGCCTACGCCTCGTGGTCTTGGCCGCGTGCAACGCCGCCGATACCGCCTCTAGCGGTGTCTCATCCCCGTCTGGGGTCGAGGCCGACCAACCATACGCGCCGTCTCGTCGGCGAATCTGCCGGTCCACGACAGCCACCGAAGCGTTGAGCGCGTCCTCCGGCTCTCCCGCCGGGTGCGTCACCTGGCCAGCTCGCAGCCCCTCAAAGAGCAGCCCGCAGGCCTCGAAATACTCGCCAGTTGTCATGATGTGGACGAGGCGTTTCGGTACGCCTCGCATGTCCAGCGCGTCCGACAAAGCAGCCGCGCCAGCACCGCCGAGAAGATTGATCTGCGCCGTCCTGTCGACGCGCTCGGCAAGCCATTCCGCGAGCGCCGACACGCCCGCAGCGGTAGACCCCGTATAGGTGTCGATTGCGTTCACGTGGAAGCGCGCGGACGCTCCCGTGCCTTCCTTCATCGCGCCCGCGAGCGCCATGCGCTTACCGTCGGCGCTGAAAGACACGCCGAACGAGCGGATGCCGTCCTCCGGCGCGTCTGCGACGGAGGCATCCCACGTCGCGGAGTCGATCGCGCGCGAGGCTCCAGCGTTCGCCGGCCACATTCCCAGGCGCTCACGCTTGAAGCCTTCTTCGTTGAGCGTGCGACGCTCGTTTTCGACGAACGCAATTTTCATGCGTCCCGCCGTGATCGCCGGGTTCGTCGCGATCCACACGCCCTTATCGTCGAGGTTGACAGGCCCGTCCGGGTCCGCCGACCACTCGTGCCAGCACATCGGTCCGGGATGCTCCGAGAGGCCCTGTGCGCGCTGGCGCGTGAACACGGCGCCCGAGGCGTTCGGCCCGGGCGGCGTGCCCGTGTAGAGGATCTGGGAGTTGCCGAGGTCGCCCGCCGAGCCCGTCGAGAGCATGGCCTCGATAGCGTCCTCAGTCAGCTCCTGCGCCTCGTCGAAAACGATCACGTCGGCTGTAAAGCCACGGCCTGACGACTTCGAGCGGGCGATGACTCGCAGCTCTGCGCCGTTTGAGAGCGTGATCGACTCCTGGCCGTTGACATTCCTGACGTTCGTCACTAGGCGGTTCAGCTCGGGGAAGTCTGCCGACTCGTCGTTCGCTTTATTCCCGAAGAAATGCTTGAATCGCCGGTAGTGTGCCTGAGCCGTTTTGACTTCGTGCGCGGAGTGAAGGATCTTCTCTCCGAGGAGCACCATGCCGAAAAGCTCGCGGATCTCCAGGAGCGCGTTCTTGCCGTTCTGGCGAGGAACGGACAGGCCGCAGGTCATGTGCTTCCACTCGTCTTTTGTGGACGCGGCCAGCCAGTCCTCGAGGACGAGATTCTGCCAGGGGTCAGGGGTCAGCCCGAAGTTTGCGGCGAACTCGCCGGCGATGTCCCCGAAAGTCTTTGCGCGGCGCTTAGCGGCGACCCGCACCCGAGGCGTTTGACCGTCGCCGTGCGAGCTGGTCCTGGAAGTTGACAACGTTGTCTCCCTCCTCCTTCGACTCGACCACGACAGCCGGGCCGGCCAGCTCAGAAATCAACGCCCGCGCCTCACGAATCAGCGGCGCCCTCTTGTCAAACTCGGCATACTCAATCGACTGCAACGTCGCGTCCAGCAGCTTTGTGCGCTGCGCGCGAGCATCAAATGCCGGAACCTCCGGCTCCTTCTTCGCCGCGGCCTTCTTCGCCGATGTCTTACGCCCGCGAGCGCTCGCCGCCTTCGCCTTCTTCTCAGCCAATTCCAACCCCCTACTCCTGGGCGAAACCGCCGAAAACGCCTACCTTCTACCCCACATGCCCCATAAACGCACCAGGCGAGCCGCCCCTAAACGAAAACCCCCAGCCACCGTTTTTGCGCGAAACCCCCGGAAATAACGGGGGGGTATGGCGCTAAGCGTACCGGGGGCTAGGGGTAGGCGGGGGGAGGGGTAAACCCCCGTATCCGCCGACTGAATCTGTCACCAGTCTACGTCGACGGAGGCCGCTCTGCGTGGCTTTACCTTCGGTCGCGTCCCGTCTCCGCGAGATTGATTGCATCTGCGGCAAAGGACTCTCCCGTTTTCGAGCGTGTTCTTTCCACCCCAACGGACCGGCAGGATGTGATCCGGCTCGGCGCTGTTCGGCTGCAGTCCTCGCGTGTAGTCCAGACGCACGCCGCAGTGTGGGCACTGAGCGATGCCGGCGTCGCGAGCTGCGATCAACACTCGCTTGCGCCAGTGCTTGTACTGCGCAGTGCCGGTTCGCGAGGTCGCCACGTTCGACCACCTCCCAGGTATGCGGAGACCCCCGCTCCATCGGGGCCGAGAAGAGCGGGGGTCTACGCATGTGCGCGGATGCCGTATAAGGCAGAAGCCCCATCGCTTACGCGCGGGGCCACGTTAGCAAAATACACCGTGACACCCTCACGCGCAAGCGACACGCGCTACGAGCGGTCTAGGTGCTGGAGAGCGAGAGCTTCTATATCCCCCACCCTGTATAGACGGATGCCCCCCTCCCTCGATGCCGGGGCCACCCTCCCTCTCTGCTGCCACTTCCTCACGGTCGAGTCCTTGACCTGCACACCGGCCAGGATCTCAGCGACGCGAGTCGCTCGAGTGCGAGGCAGCAGAGATTCCCGTGCCTTCGTGAGGAGTCGGTCCCAGGCGTCGGCGATCTGCTCGACCGCTCCGCACTCCCGGCAGGTCGTCGCCTCCTCATCTGGGTCGCGGACCAAGAGGTCTGCCCCGCAGGCGCTGCACTCTCCGACGAACACGAGACGCTGCCGGCCAGGGGATGCGAGGCGCTCAAGGCGCGCCACCGAGTACAAGACCTCATCCGCGCATTGCGCCGCTTCCGGCCACCTGCGCAGCTTGTCCTCATGAGTCTTGAACACATCAGCCACGTGCCACCAGTTGCCCTGCTTCACCCAGTATGACGGCCCCATCACGTGCGACAGGAGGAGCGTTGCCCAGGTGAGGATCGAGTCGCACATCTCGTCAACCTCGATCATGAGCGCCAGGTTGAGAGGAGCCCGCGACGACGGGACACCCGCGCCGCCGACCTGCTCACCCGTGCGCACACCGTGCGACGCAGCATAGGCGAGATCACTCATCAGGCCGGGCATCGATGCGGTCGCCACACGGACGCGGGCAGCGCCGCCGCGAGACAGGAACTCCCCATCGAGGAGAGGCTCACCAGTTACAGGACATATCCGGTCGATCATCGTCTCACTCATCTGTCGTGTCCTCGATACCTTTCCTGTACTGGTCGCGGCACATTTCAATGAGGCCGCGCCGCGCCAGCATCGAGCCGTTGCCCTCGGTCATCCAAGCTGTGATGTCCGGGCGCATCGGGTCGATCGTCTCGATCATTACCTCCCATGCACCAACTAGTCTGCCCGGCCACCGTTCACTCACCAGAGCTGCTACTGCATCCTCTAGCTTGTCAAAGCCCATCTGCTCATCGCTCATCTTCTTCTCCTTCTACGGTTCCGCCTGTTGGTTTGCTGCTGCGGTGTGCGCGGGTGCCCGGCCTGGCCCTTCCCGGCCTGGCCCTTCCCGGCCTGGCCCTTCCCGGCCTGGCCCTTCCCGGCCTGGCCCT